CCGAGGCACGAGAGTCCGTGATCACTTTTAAGCCTTCCCAAATAATGTATCTTAGTCTTTTTAAAAACACAAAAGACCCTTCTGGCAACCCTCTTTTAGAGGCACTTGTTAATGAGGTAATCACACTTATGCGTGGTAGTGAACATGCAATGATGGCATTGGATGCTGATGAGATACCTCCCGGAATTTTAGTCTTGGCTGGTATTGCTGGTAGGGCTGCTGAAGAAGCGGTAAGCGATTTGCAGATGCTAAAAGGGCAAGACCATAAGATAAGGGTAATGACAACTCCAGACCCTAAAGGAATTGGGGCTAATTGGCTTGAGCTTAGAAGAACACCTAAAGATTTAGAGTTTAAAGATATTATTACAGACATTAGAAGAGCTGTTTATAGGACTTTTGGGGTTATGCCTATTGAGATGGGTATGACAGAAGGTATGCCAAGAGCTACTGCACATGCCCAAATGGATGTTGCAACATCACACTTAGTAACACCAATGCTAGAACTCCTTCAGGGTCGTATAAATGCACAAATTATTCCTGCAATTATCAGAGACCCAGAGCTTGTAAGCCAAATTAAGTTTACTTTTGATAGAGAAAGCAAGCTAGCACCACAAGAACAAGAGCAATTGGCAAGAACTTATAGCACTTATGTAGACTCTGGCATCTATACTCGTAATGAAATTAGAGAAATCCTTGGCCTAGCACCTATTGAAGGTGGAGATACCCCTACAGTCCAAGCTGGTGGCTACCCAGTATCCCTTCAAGACGCAATTATAGGCAGCCACATCGACTCTATCAACAATAAACCCAACCTAGAAGAAAATCCGAACAAAGAAAATGTTATGGCTCAAGAAAACTTAGAGGAATAGTAATTTTGCATAAAATATATGCCTTTAATAAATTAACAGATAAAAAATTTATATGATATAAATAAAATGTTCGGATTATACTATGGAAACTCGTAAAATAAATAACATTTCAGAAGAAATGCCATTGGCACCTATAGCTACTGAATGGGGTTGGACTACAGAATCCGAAAATGAGGTTCTTGGAGAAGATAATTGGGATAGATTTGCTAAAGCACACATTTATTATGATGCAAGTGCAAGCAGAGAGGCCAAGTCTTCTTATAAGCTTCCTGTTGCTAAGATGGTTGACGGTAAGCTAGCCGTTGTTTTCCGTGGTGTGGCGGCTGCTATGGGTGCATTGAACGGTGCTCGTGGTGGCATCATAATGCCCAGTGCAGAAAGAGAAAGAGCCTACACTGTTTTAACAGGGCTTTATAAAAGATTTGATAAAGAGCCGCCAGAGTTGAAGGCTTTGGGCGATGAAATCGCTAATATCTTTGTAGACAGGCCACCACTAGAAAATGCTGATGAGCTTTACAAAATGGAGGAGCTTGCTGGGGAAGATTTCCCAATACTGGTAGCTAGGGCATTAAAAGAACGCTCAGGCACTATTACTGATACAGAAAGTATGTATGGGGTCTATGGGTTAGACATAGATGCGGATGATGCAATAAAAGATATATTGATGAAAGAGCTTCCCCAGAAATTTAATATAGACTACCCACTCTATAATTACCCTTCTGATACAGAAACCTTAGAAGAGTTGAATTACCTAGTAAGCCTAAGTGAGGTGCCACTAAGCCCAGAAGCAGAGCGGTTTATAAAGGATGCAGATAAAGATTTAGTCATACCCTTTAAAAGGTTCTTAAAGGAAAACGGCATTTCCTACAGGGATGTTAATGCAGGCGTTAGGAAGATTATCCGAGAGTCTGCCATATTAGTTCTTCAGTTAAAGTATTATTTCAATAGACCAAGACCACAGCAGGTGGCTGACTTAGAAGGGGTTAGATTTAAACAAATCAGCTCTAGTAGTGCAAGCACCCCTTCTTATCCCAGTGGCCACACTATTCAGTCCAACCTAATTGCCAATTATCTTTCTCAAAGATACCCAATGCATGAGAGGGAATTTTTTAATATTGCTGATAAGATTAGCCTTTCTAGGATGCAAGGCGGCCTGCACTATTACTCGGATATAGAATACGGGAAAATCATTTATGAAACTATAAAAGATAATATGTCTTTAAGTAAAAGAGGAGATGAAAATATGGATGAAAAACCAATTGAGGCAACGAAGCCTTCTTTAAAAGATTTCCGTTGTGTTAGCTCTAAAAGAGCTGAAGAGGAAACTGTTTATAAGCTTGAAGGCCGCCAGCAGCTTAATATCAATATCCGACAAATAGCCGTTTCTAATGGTGATATGGACTCTGAAAGAACCTTTAAAATTCGTGGTATTGCTAGCTCAACATCAGTAGACCACTATGGTACTGAGATGAGCCGTGCTGCACTTGAGGATATGGCAAGGCAAATGCAGATGGGTGTGCCCATCTTACCTAGACACCATTCTATTAGGGGCGGCCAAGATATTGCTGAATGGGATGAGGTAATTGGTAAAACATACTCTGCTTCTGTTGAGCCTATGGATGATGTTATGGCACCAGCAAATGGTTCTGAAAACCAATACATCCTAATGACTGAAAGTAAACTGTACCAAGATGAAGAGCTTGCCCAGCGGTTAATTACTCGCCTTAAAAGAGGGGAGCCGATTGGCCAGAGCATAGGTGGTTGGTTTGATCAGGTAACAGTTGTTGAAGATAATGATGGTGAGATACAGCGGATTATTGTGGAAAATGTTGTTCTTGACCACTTGGCAATTACTAGAGTTCCAGCTAATCCAGACTCAAATGGCTTAGCATCATTAAGTATTCGATCTATAATAAACAATTTTAAGGAGTCAGAAATGCAAACTGATGAAGAACGAATGTTGGCTGAATTGGACATGCCTATGGAAATGGCTATGGAAGATGAGGACGATAAAGAGAAAGAAGACCATGAAACTGGTGCTATGAAAGATGATGAAGACCACATCGAAGCACTGGAAGAAGATGAACAAGAGGACGCTGAAGACCTAGAAGGCGATAGAATGAAGGAAATGGAAGAAATGATGATGGAGGAACTGAGGCTGAAAACTCTTGAGAAAATGCTAGAAGAGCAGAAAGAAAAGATGAAAGACAGTGGAAAAATTACTGGTTACAGTGAAAAGTCTGCTGAAAATGATTTAACCATTAAAACAAACCCTAAAAAAGAATTTGACAAAAGATCTTTTTCAGAACAAAATACAAACATTAAAAGTGAGGAAGAAAAAATGAAAAAAGAAGACCTTGAGCTTATTGGTGAAATGATATCTCGTAGCATCACTGCTGCTCTTGCTCCTGCTCCAGAAGCAAAGCCAGAAGAAACTGTTGAGATTCGCTCTACCGAAAGTGAAGAAATCCGTGAACTTAAAGCACGACTTGCTGCTACTGAAGCAAATCTTTCAAAGGTACTTGAGGCTCCTATTCGCCAAGGTCGTCATGGTATGACTATTCGTGGTGGTGTTGGAACTGAAAGTGTTATGACAAGAATGGTTGAAGAGGCTCGCTCAGAAGGCGCTCCTACTTTGGCTAACATTGCTAGCAAGCACATCGAAACCCTTAGCGAAGAGCGTTCTGCTTCTACTGTTCCTCAGTCTAAGCTTGTTGACCTTCTTACTCAAGGGCTTAGAGCAGCTCAGTTAGATGGGCTTCTTGATACTAAAGCAAACGCTTGGGACTAATTTTTAAACAATTTTTTGGAGAATAAGAATATGAGTAATTTTAATTGGACATCAGGCCGAGAACAGCAAATCCGAGCTGCACTAGATGTTTCTAATGCAGGTGCAGATCTGCTTCAAACTTTTATCAACCGTACTGTTCAGCAGCTTACCCTTCGTGAGTAGTGGTGATGCAGAATATATCAACCAAAGAACCGCTGGTACTGCTGGTGCTGTTTGGGAAGATGATCTAGATGCTCCTGTTGCAGAAGCGGGTGCTTATGCTCAGGTTTCATTTTCATATAAAACTGCTGTAACTCGTGGAACAGTAACTCGTAAGCTTCAGGCTACTGGTCGTACTTATGCTGATGTCCTTGCATTGGAACTTTCTGCTAAGTCAGAAGACTTTGCTAACGCACTAGAGCTTGGTATCCTCCAAGGTCAGGCTGGGTATGCTGCTGGTAATCTTGACACTGGTGATGCACCAAAAGGATTTATCACATTAATCTTTGATAAGCTCGGCGCAAATCAGGGTCAAATCGTTGCTGCTGGAACTACCCAGCCAAATGCACTTACACTTGCTGATCTTGATAAAGCTATTGACCTTGTTAAAGGTTCTGCTGCTCGACAAGACCTAGTTATTGTTGGTTCTTTTGCAGGGCTTCGTCAGGTTAACGCTCTTCTTCAGGCTGATCAGGTTTTTAATGATGTAGTTGAGGTTGCTGCTGGTTTCCGTGTTAAAACTTATGATGGAATTCCATTAGTTGTTTCAACTGCTATGCCAAATGATTGCCTCTTTGATACAACAGACGGAACCGATTTTAAGGGTGCTACTGTTACTGCCGCTTCACAATCAACAATGTTGATGGTTCTTAATAAGCGTTACTGTTACATCTCAGAGCTTACACCTACAACTGTTCTTCCATTGGCTAAGACTACCTCTCAGAACGACTCTTTTGATATGTACTGGGATGGTGCTCCTGTTCTTGCGAACACCTTGGGTGCTGCTGTTGTAAGTAATATTCTAATTTCTTAATAAATATTAGGAAATTTATTGTAATAGCGATTACTATGGAAGGGGGGGGGCAACTCCCCCCTTTTGCAATTCTGGAGAAACAATGAAAAGAGTATGGATAAAAAGAAGACACAAAGATTTGCGTACCCATGTTCGCTTATCTTCTTATAATGAAGCACTTAAGAGCCAAGTTATTGAGCTAGGTGGCGAAAGGTTTGCTGCTGTTTTTACTGATAACCCTAGAACTATGAAGGTTGCCCGTAAAAGAAAGTGGGAAGATGTAACTGAGCAGTATTATGCAGAACAAGAAGCAGCTAAGCCTGCCCCTGCCCCTGCCCCTGCCCCTGCCCCTGCTGCAAAGCCTTCTTCAAAGCCCAGACGAAGAAGAACTAGAAAGAGTGAATAATGTCTTTTGCTGATTCTACCAAGATAAAAAGGATGCTTGGCATCCCATCTACCATAACCTACCAAGATGATGCAATTACAGATGTTGTTACTGTAGTTGATGCTATGGTCTTGGAAGAGATAGGTTTGGATGCTGTTACCTCTACCAGTTACACTGAGAAGATAGATGTAACGGATGTTGGAATCTCAGCGTTTTGTTTAACATATAGGCCAGTACTCACTATCACCAGTTTAAGTATTTCAGGTTCTGCTAAGACAGAAGCTACAGACTATAAGGTTGAGAAGAGTACTGGCTTCGTTAAGCTTATTCCTTTATCTGCAATATTGCCTACTGGTAGGGATGTGATTGAGGTTACATATACTGCTGGTTTTGCTGCTGCTCCAGCAGACCTTCAGTATGCTGCTAATTTGATTGCTTGTTCTATGTTAAACATACAATCCCACGCTGGCATTTCAAGGGAAAAAACAAGCACCTATGCGGTTACAATAGACAATGACATTGGTGCAACCATCCCCAATATGGCTAGGCGTATTTTGGCTAAATACAGAAGAGTATTTGCCAGAGGAATGAACCCAGTTTAGTTATGCCTGTTTTAAAGAAAAGATATAATGGTAGAGACAGCTTTGCGACTAGCGAAGGCGTTGTTCGTGCTAAAGTTAATGGGGGTTTTCTTGTTGTGAAGACCGATAACCCTAGGCAGGTTCAGCAGCTTATAAATGAACATGGTTTTCATATTATCCGTTCAAGCAGCAAAGCACCCCCTTCTACTATGGTTAGAAAGCCACCTTCTCTTAGGTAAAGATTTATCTAATTCTTTTACATATAAACAGCTTATATGTAAAGGTTTTAAATATTTCTTTATGCTTAAGAATTTTTTTGTGTAATTTTACCAGTTGCATTTAGAAAGCCGCTGCCTTAAACTGATAGAATAGTTGTGAGGTATGTATGATTTTTTATAAAGATAAGATATTGGTACTCCCACCTAAGACAGGTAGCCGTTCTGCTGTTGCTGCTGTTACAGGTGTAGATAAATACCATCGTCACGAACCAGTTTATAACTTACCCACAGAAGAAAGAGAGGGTAAAGAGATTATTATGATGGTCAGAGACCCGTACTCTTGGTATGAGAGTTTTTGGTTTCACCGCATACACAAACTAGGCTTAAGGGAAAGCGAATGGTGGCAACACGAGTTTGGTGAGACAGAGTTTCACGATGCTTTGTTTGACTACTGCTATGGTGCTGAAAAAGAAGCTGTAGTTGCTCTAGGTGGGGTGCCTAATGGTGCCCAATTTGCAGGAACACTTGGTAAGAAAGATATAAATCACATGCACTATCAAAATGTCTGGGGCGTAGGATACTACAGTGAAACTATGATGTGGTCAGCGTGTACACAGCTTAAAGATAAATACCTATGGAACGATGATATTAAATTTGTTGAAATGGGTAACTTTCAAGCATTATCCAAACTGGGCTTTAAGGTTAGCCCTGCCCCTAAGATTGGCAAAGCCGACTATGGGGATAAGAAGCCTGAGTGGTCAACTGTGATGCGGCACTGGGTAAACAACAGAGATGGTGAGTGTTGGGACTATATCCAATCTAGGATGGTGTCATGAGAGGCTGTATATTCTTTTCAGATACTGGTCTAGACCCATACGATGTGGCAAGGCATTCAAGAACGGCTGTGACCTACTTGGATTTTGGCTGTAATATTTCAGAAATCCAGTACTGCCTACAATTTAATTTTCAATCTATTTCTTCATTTAAGAGCCTATGTTCTGAGTCTTATGTAATATTTTCTTTTGGGAATTTAGAGGGGTGCTCTGCGGAAGATTGGAAGATTATCTCAAGCAGGCTTAGCAATACCGTCAATATTTTAGAACGATTAGGGTATAATATTATTATAATTGCCGAAGAAGCTCTTCCAATATATACAAATTTAGAGTATAAAGTAATAACCCCTAATGAAGATTTAAATAAATTAGTTGCAAGAGAAATGGATATTTATTTTGCATCTTTTAATTATGGAGAATGACAATGCTTTATAAGAATGTATACTTTGTTGTAGGAGAGGGTTGTACGCCTTCTGCTGGAGCATCAAATAAGAGGAAAGTTGTGCAAGCTTGTAATGGTGAATTACTTATAAATGACAATGACTTTAAAGTTGTCCCTTGTAAAGACAAGGAAGAATACCTTCGGCTTATGTCAAGTAAGGAAACAGTTATTGGCTGCCTACATTTTGAACCTAAAGAAGAATTGGGTGGGCTATATTTTGTTTATAGACCAAAGATGCAAGTAGAAATAGTATCAATATGTCGATCAGATTTAAAAAGAGTTATCAGAGTGTGGCAATACGATACCCCAGAAGGCCCTGCTACGCCTTCTGTTAGCCCCCCAACACCTGCTCCGAAAGGAGTACCAAGTACTCCTTCTGTAGCTCCAGTGCAGGTTAAGAAAAAACCTGTTATAAATCCATTAGACCAAAGTGATTTAAATA